AACGGAGAGGTCCAGACAAGCACGGCAAGCCTAGAGGAGAACGCAACCGCAGCCAAAACCAGCGCGGAGAAAATAGAGGCCTTCGGGAATAAAGCCCAGGCGGTCGCAGATAAGACCAGAGCACTGAGCACAGCAGCGGCGGCCTTCGGCGGCGCCATGATTGCAAATGCAGTCAACAGTGCCAAAGCGGCAGACGATCTCGCCACACTTTCCAACCAGACCGGGTTCACAGTCGAAGAACTGCAGAAGATGAACTACGCCTCGAACCTTGTGGACGTCAGCACCGACAGCATGACCGGATCCATAAAGAAACTGGTCCAGCAGATGTCGAAGGGTTCCGACGTTTTCGGGCAGCTCGGCGTCGATATATACGACCAGAACCACCAGCTGAGGAACGCGACCGACGTCTGGTACGAAGTGCTGGGAGCATTATCCCAGGTCGAAAACGAGACGGAAAGAGACGCGCTCTCTATGGAGATCTTCGGAAAGTCGGCAATGGACCTCGCGGGAATCATTGACGACGGAGGCGCGTCCTTGAAAGCCTACGGCGAAGAAGCGGAGGCTGCCGGAATAATAATGTCCGGAGATACAGTAAACGCAGCCGTCGAGTTCAACAACGCGCTGGACCGCATCAAAGCCACACTCCAGGGAGGACTGCTCCAAGTGGGAGCCAGCCTCGCGGAGACATTGGCACCGACGCTGGAAAAGATCGTCGAGAAAGTAACCGAGGTCGTGCAATGGTTCACCCAGCTGGACGGAAGCACACAGCAGACAATTCTAATTGTTGCCGGACTGGTCGCAGCGATCTCCCCGGTCGCTTCCATTATTGCAGCAATAACGACAGCCGCAACCGGGCTCGGTGCAGCATTCACGTTTTTAACTGGACCTATTGGAGCAATAGGTCTCGCCATAGCGGCGGTTATTGCTTTCGGGGTCATGCTATACACCCACTGGGACGAGATAAAAGAGAAGGCTACCGAGATATGGGGAAAAATCACAGAGACCTTCGCGAACGTGAAGGAGAAGCTCGGCGAGAGCATCCAGAACATAAAAGACAACATGAGCGAGAAGTGGGAGAACATCGGCTCCACGATCTCCAGCGTCTCCGACAAGATAAAGACCGGAGTGACTAGCGCCTTCGATAACATCCGGACCAAAGTCACAAACACGATAGAGAAGCTCAAGACAAAAATCTCGGATATATTCGACAAGATAAAGTACGCCATGACACACCCATTCGAGACGGCCTGGAGCATCGTATCCGGCATAGTTGAAAAGCTCAAAAGCATTTTTAATTTTGAATGGAGCCTCCCCCACATAGCCCTCCCGCATTTTAGGGTTGACGGAGGACAGTGGCCCTACGGAATCGGCGGCCGCGGATATATGCCGAGCTTCGGAGTTGACTGGTATGCTCGCGCCATGAAGCAAGGCGTAATCCTCAATAATCCTACAATCTTTGGAGCGCAGAACGGCTCCCTCCTGGGAGCAGGAGAAGCAGGCTCCGAGACCATAGTCGGAACCAATAACCTTTATAAGATGATCCAGAGCGCGGTAGGAGCCGCTGGTCCGGTTATAAATATGACCGTGAACGCTAACGGAATGAACGCCGACGAGCTCTCCAGCCTGGTCGTGGATAAAATCACAAACCAGATAAGACGAACAAACCAGAGGTGGTAAGAATGGCGAGAAAACAGTTATATATTAACGGGACCGGGACCGGAGCCTACGGGATATACATCAACAGCGACACCTACCTCAACGCGCCGGAGATAGACTACACAGCACACGAGGTCCCCGGGAGATCCGGAGACCTCCTCCAATGGAACAAGCGCCTCCGGAATATCATCCGGAAGTTTGAGTGCTATATTCCGGAAGGATCCGGAGCGGATCTCGACGGCTTCAAAAAATTAATATACAGCCAGTCGCCGTCCGGATATATGACCATAACGAGCGACTACGAGACGGACACCTACCAGCGCGGGTACCTGGCCCAGGAGATAGCAGCCGAACCCTTCCAGGCAGACGACAAGCTCAGCGTAACGTTTGAGTTATATTTTTCATGCGAACCTCAAAAATATTTTAAGCAGAACGGTTCTCTCGCAACAACCATAATCCCGTTCTCGGCCATGAGGGCCCCGGGAATCTTCCCGAGGTCGAACGTTCTCGTCATCCAGAAGATGCTCCAGCTCCTGCCGCCAGGAGACACACCGGACGCGGACGCCTTCGCGATCTTCCCGTACAGTTTCAGCGGAACGACAGCCCTCTCCGTCAGCATCGCCAACTATACCGGGTTTGTGGCGATAATAGCCGGAGGGTGGCTCGAGAGACAAGGCAGAAATGAGCCAGGCGGCCGCGCGAACAGGGTCCTGGCATATAGCAAGACCGGAACAATTGCAGAGTTTGAAGCTACGCCGGAATCATTCGATTATATCGGAGAAGGTGGAGGAACCTACTCCAAAACAGAAGACTACGTCGCGGTAATAGTTCCGGCAGATGCAGCAGGAAGGGTCACCTTTAAAGCAGGAACCGCAACGCTGACCTGGACGCTCGGGAGCGCGTTCCACATTGACAAAAGCGAGGCGCTGGGCCTTTCCGATGATATAAGAATCATAGGAGAATACGGCTGGGGGAACTACCCCCTTATTCCAACAAGTGACCCAATCAACACAATATATGTGGTCGGAACGCTGAACGGAGAGAAAACCTTTTCTGCGGCGGTTTCAATAAACACAGATCCGTTTATAAAATTCATGGCGGTCAACGAAGAAGCGGTGGCAGCAAGGGTAAAAATTAACAGCCACACGCTGGATGTCATCGGAATAATAAAAGACACCGAGGTCAGCCTAAACGAAGTTACCGGAGTTTATGGAGAGCTCGAGGGAATGGCCGACCGGATAGACATATATTTATATCATTCTCAAAACTACGGTCACCCGTTCCAAAGATATTTCTTTAAATCAATAGGCATAGAACCGAAATGGTGGAAAGTGTGAGAAGATGCAGCCTAGAATTTTAAAGAGCGACGCCACAGACCTAACACACCTCGGGTACGGCGTTATTACAACCGCAATCAGCTGCAAGGTCACGGAGGAGCTCCAGCAGGCACCGGTCCTGGAAATGCAGCTCCTCGTCTCGGATCCCATGCTCCAATATATCGCGGTCGGGAATATTATCGCAGCGAGACCGAACAAGAACGACGACATCCAGGGTTTCGTGATTGAGGAAATAACAAAACCCATAGACGGAGTGATCTCAATTTATGCGCCGCACGTGGCCCAGCACAGAGCAAAGCTCCTGCCCTTCCCGCCAGTTTCCGGCTACACGACCCTGGACGCCGCGCTCCACTACCTCAGCGGTGGAGGCCTGGAGGATAATCCGTTCACGTTCCAGAGAGACACCGGGAAGAACAACGTCACCGCGACGTTCCAGACGACAGAGCCCCACAGCCTCCGCGACCTCATGGGAGGAATGGAGGGCTCAATTATTGACATATACCGCGGAGAGTGGGGTTACAATAACTACACCATCACCCTTTACAACCGGAGAGGCAGGGACAACGGCGCGCGCGTTCTTTATGGTCGAAACATGACTAATTTTGAACTCGACGAGCGCTTCAGCTGGACCACCAGCCCAACCGGAGCGGTAGGCTTTGCCACGTTCGAGAACGAGAACGGCATAGAGGAAACGGTCTACAGCGACCCGCAGTACAGCCCGCTCGCGGATAATTATCCATATAAAAAGACCGTGGTCGTGGATTTTTCCGCGGATTATGAAGGATATATCTCGATATCAAAAACAGAGATTAACCGACACACCCGCGAGTGGATCAAGGACCGCGGAGCAATAGCCGCTACAGTTGATATAGCCTACAACCAGATAGACAACCTCGGAGGAGAAGACGTCGGGCTCGGGGACACCATCCACATTTACAACGGCGTTTATAATTACGAGACAACCTCCAGGGTGGTCGCGATAGAATATGACGTCCTCGCAGAGGAGTACACCTCGGTGACCATCGGAGAGCAGAAGACCACGCTCAACGAGGCT